GATGAATTAACAAAGAAATAATTACCATAATCAATAAATGTTGGATTATTACCTACATTTGCTTGACTTCTTGCTCGGTCGTTTGTTAGAATTACATCACTTTGATTTTCTAAACGATAACCACGAACATAAGCAATACCTTTGGAAAGTCCAAGGTCGTATTTTGCAGAATTGATAGTATTAGATTTTGGTGTTAAAGTATAATCATTAACAATAAAATCACCGTTAGTATCATTGGTGCGTTTAGCAAAGTAATCATCAATGACCGAGTAAACTGTACCATCCACTTGTTTGACAATCGAACCATCAACAAGGCGAACCAACTCAATAAAGTTGTCATCATCACCTAATGACAATGACCTTGTTTGTAAAGTTAACGATATTTTATAACGATCTGCTCCTGGAGCTTGATAGTTTGTAGCATTAAATGCAGGATCCAATAAAGAAGAATCATCTACTGAATCAACGATTGTTTCTACAGCATTTAAACCAATTCTTAATGATGGTATTGATGAATATTTGGAAAGAACCGTTGTTTGTTCAGAAACAACAACAAAATTACCTTCAACATAAAAAATACCCCGAGCGATAGAAGCAACAGAACTTAAACCTGTAGCATCATTGCCAATAGTACTTGTGATAATTGTTCCTGTAAGGTTTGAACCATTTAAGAACACGGTTTGTCCTGAAACGAATCTATTACCAGATATGTAACTTACAATCAAAGTTGGAGGGTCTGCTTCGCCACCCAAAGCGGTTGTTGTTGCTTCTACTGTTGCAACCACTTTAGCAACAACAGAACCGTCAGCAGAAACAACTATGCCATTTGAAAAAGATTCTGCGGAAATATTAGCACCAGAATTATCTGTTGTGTTTAGTTTTAAATAATAAACATTTTGGTTTACGGTAACTTTACCGCCAGAAATTGGTGTGTTTTGCGTGAATATGGCATCAGCAAAACTGGTAATCTGATTTTGTAATATTGTTTGTGATTGTGTTAATTCACGAGCCTGTACCGCAAAACCTGGTTTAAAAAGAATACGATGAAAGTTTTTCTCAGCATCGAAATCATCATAATACGGGTCTACATTAAAATTAAGTGGCATTTTTTCTTTCCATTAAAAGCTTAACACAATACGAAATTGTTCTGTTCCATCAGGACTTCTTGGTATACTTTGTCTATTCTCTATGTATAAGAGATATCCAGAGTATATAATAAAATCTGGTTGTTCTGTTGATAGTAAAGTCCGAACTGCACCAACGATAGATCCACTAGGATCTTGAATTAGAGCTTGGTTGTTTTGTGGAGTTCCGTTTATATTTATGACGCTTACAATATTGGTTGCTGGGTCGAAGCTAACTATTTCAGCAGAAAATGTTGATGTTGCAAAATTAGTACCTTGATACACAGTTTGACCACTAACAAAGTTACCAGAACCTGGAGATACAAATAGTTTGGTTGTAATGTCATAAATTGCACCATTAGCTAATGCATTTTGTGATACAGAAGATTGTGAAATTGGACTTAATAATAACCCAATTTGATGATATGTCATGTCCGTAGCAATTTTTCCATTTTCATCTTCAATGAATTGTGGTGCAACCATAACATGATTGCAACCTAACTCGGAAATAGGATCAAAGCCATGGCCACCAACAGGCGATGTTGGTGCAATTGCCACAGCTGTCACATTAGGTGCATTGAATCCTGAGAGTACATTAATGGTAGTTTCAGCAAAAGTATAACCTGTACCTGTATTAGCCATAACCACATCATACAAATAACCAGCTGCGTTAACAACTGGTGTGGCATTAGCAAATCGACCATCACCTGTGATAGTAATTGTTACTCCACCTTGTGTATAACCTTCTCCTACAGTTGTTACATTGATAACATCAATTGATCCTTGTGCAGCAAATGTTTCTACTGGATTAGGAATATTTTGGCCAATGGGCACCGGCATCCAGTTTGCATCAAAAAACTTTTGTTTTGAACCTGAGTCCAAAGAATACATAAACTTCCATTTATACCCATCGGCAGTTTTAACTAAAAAAGTATTGTCGAATGTGCCAGGTAAAAATTGTGGTTCTACGGTTGAAACTGAATTATTATTGTTCCAAAGACACTTAAACACTTGGTCAAATTTATTTCTTACATAAAATCTTTTTTCAACAATATCATTAGCATTAGCATTAGTTGCCAACATATCTACCGTATCGGTGTAAAAATCATATACTATACCATCTTCCCAATCAATACGAGGAACAACTGGAGATATATCCGATGATGTTATCAGTTTAGATGCAATCATATTTTTGAATACAGACTTTAATGATTGCTGGTCTTGTTGTGGCACTGGAGGATTGTTTTCATCTACCCACGGCGTAACCTGTCCAATAAAAGCATAAAACGGATTTATGTTTGGGTTTCCAGTAGAAGTTCTTGGAGAATAGTAATACTGCAAAACTTCATAGAGTTTTGATCCGTGTAATAATTGCGCTGATGTATTTGATGTTGCCATATTCTATTCTCTATTAAGCTGATTGGATTGCTACAAAAGTATTTGCATTGTCACCATCAATACTGAAATACCTTAGATAAGATGAACTGGTTCCAGGCATATCAAATGTGGTCGAATTTGTGGAAGAATTTGTTGCTGTGCATCCGTGTGTAACTGTTCTAGTCGTGCCACCTGTGTTGGTTAACCAAACTTCAACAACTTTACCAGCAACATAATTTGAATGTGATATGTTTAGGTCTGCTGTTAGTGTGGCTTTAATTAATGATGTTGTTGAATAATCAATTGTGAAGGCTGTCTGATTGCCGACCAAAACAGTTGGATTATAAATGAATCCTTTTTGTGGATTAACAGTACCAGTAAATTCAACAGAGGTAGCATTAAAATCAGCAATTTTTTGAATTGTATTTGATCCTGTTGGAGTATTCCAAAATTCAATACGAGTACCACGATTGGTGTCACTAAAATTTTCTGAAGCAGTAAAATCAATTTTAGTTGGAGATGAAGGTGCAAACTGTGTACCTGTCCAACCGTTACCAACAATTCGCATCATAACATCGTTGTTTGCTACTGCGACTGGCGATTGAGCTGAACCACGACCCATACGACCAACGACAACAGGATAGGTGTTTGCACCAAAACTATCCATAACAACACGAGTTACGGTGTTGGCTTTACCTGTAACATGCAACATATAGTCGGTATTGGATGGAGGTTGCGTAAAGAAATTATTACTTGCTGTAATTTTAATAAGCGAAGTATTCGATAAGAAAGTAGAATTGTTTACAGCAATTGTGCCTTCTGTTGATAAAGAGCCGGTGACAATTACACTACCAATTAAATTACTTGTACCGTTGGATGTAAAATTACCTTCTATGAACGTTGTACCAATAGATGTTGTTGTTCCACCAACATACAGATTTGATGTTACAATACTGCCACCTTCAGATATAACATTACCCGTAATGGTCAAATCACCAGCAAAGGTGCCTGTTGTGTTTGCAAGTGCATTATTGGCTTTTGTAAACGCTGCCCACGCATGGTTGTTAGCTGTTGTAATGTTGGTGTTCTGTGTAAGATTGACACCTTCGATGATAGAGATACTGGTGTTTTGATTGATGTTGATGGTTTCAATAGAGTTTAATCTGGTGTTCTGTGTTGCATCTACACCTTGTGTAATAATTGTATTTGCTTGTGCAGCTAAAGTAACCGAAGCTGCTGATGCGGCTGTATTTTGTGTTGTACCATCAGCAAACTTGATAGGCACTCTTAAAGATAATCCTACACCATCTTCAAAACGACCAATCTCATTGGCTTGTTTGTGGGCGCCAGTAAAGAAAACTACATCTGTGTTTGCAACTGCCGTACCAATCCATAAATTACCTTGTTTTTCATTATCTGTACCATGCATATACAAATAACCATCATTATTTGGTAAATCAAAGTCGGGGTCAGGATCCATGTTTGAACCTTGAACACCTACATCCAAATAATTATTTGCATTATCACCATCATCAGATGTGATTACAATGTCACCAGAACCTTTTGAGTTAATGTTCTGAAAGTTAACTTGTGAAAAGATTGCGGTATTACTAATGAATTGGGCTACAGAATTAGGAAGTAAAAGACCTGTATTTGCAGTACCAACATTCAAAATGTTATTGGCATATAAGCCTTGAGCCAAGACTGTGGTAGAAAATTGTGAAGTTGTATTGGTGGTCTTATCCACCACCACAAATACTGTGTTGGCGTTGTTAGCCGATAGCTGTGATAAAACTGGTAGTTCTGATATTTTTACTGACGGCATTTGTTACCCCGCTAATATTGTTATGCCTGATTCTGTTATTAAAATGTAACCATTCTCTGTTAATAATTCTGGATATTCATATTGACCTATCACACCATAGACCAAACAAGTTTCTGTGTTTGCTGATTTATCAACTGTAATTAATGCATTATTTACTGGTCCAAATGAG